ATTTCGTGTATAAATTAAGTCTAAGTTCTCCAAAAGAAGTATTGAAAGCACCTCCAAAACCCTTCAGTACTTCAAATTTATTACAAACAGCAAGTAATAACTTGAATATGTCGCCTAAGGAAACAATGATGCACTGTCAGTCCTTATATCAGGGTGGTTTTATAACATATATGAGGACAGAAAGCACAAAATACTCGAAAGAATTCATAGAAATAATAGGTTCTCAAATAGATGAAAGATATGGTGATAAATATAAAGGAGATACTAAAGATATAACCAACTCTAATAACGTAGACCCTCATGAAGCAATAAGGGTTACAGATATCAATCTAGAGAACCTGGCAGTAAAAGATAGAATGTCATCATTATATAAACTAATTTGGAATAATACATACGAAAGTTGTATGGCGACTGCGAAGTATGAAGCAACACAGGCAATTATTACAGCACCAGAAAAACACCATTATAGAAATACAATAGAAATACCCCAGTTTCTTGGTTGGAAACGTCATAAGGAAGATATTAAGGAGAACACGACGAGTCAAAATGATGGAAAGGCGACATTATTATATCTAAAATCATTAATTTCCGGTTCAGGTTCTCTACAATACAATAAAATAGTTTCATCAGTATCATTCAAGAACAAGCATAGTCACTATAGTGAATCAGGATTGATAAAGAAACTGGAAGATTTGGGAATTGGTCGTCCATCAACATTTGCAATGTTAATAGATACGATAGTAGATAAGGGTTATGTAAAAAAAACCGATATAGATAATGGTACAGTTCAATGTAATGAATATTTATTGGAAAAAGAGAACCTAACGAAAGAAACCATAGAAAAATCAATGGGAAAAGAATCAAACAAACTGGTAATACAAAAGACAGGGATAATAATAATCGACTTTTTAATGAAATATTTCGAGTCAATGTTCTCTTATGGGTATACGAAAACGATGGAAGATAAATTGGATATTATATCAAAAGGAAACGCAGAGGAATGGTATACCGTATGCGACGAGTGTAACGAGTTAATAAAAGAGTCGTCAAAGCCAATATCTAAACTTACGAAAGAGTCGTATAAACTGGACGATATACATGAAGTAGTATTTGTAAAGTATGGTCCAACAATTAGGTATACGGGTGAAGACGGTAAATATGCATATAAAAAAATCAACCCAGGATTAGAGTTAGACTTGGATAAATTGAAGTCGGGAGGATATACGGTAGATGAATTATTGGCGAAAGAAGACTATTGTATAGGAAAATGGGAAGACCAAGATGTATATATTCGCGAAGGTCGTTTTGGACGGTATATTGAATATGGTGATACTAAGAAAAGTATTACAATAATAACGAAACCAACGTGTGATATAACAATGGATGATTTACAAAAGATAATGGATGGTAAACCAAACCCGAATATATTACGAACATTGAATAAGGATTTCAGTGTGCGTAAAGGAAAGTATGGACCGTATGTATTTTATAAAACGACGCATATGAAGAAACCGAAATTCCTGGATATAAAACAGTTCAATCAGGGGTATTCAACTTGTGCCATAAATGAATTTATCGATTGGTTATGTAAAACACATAAGATAGAGAACACATACACATAATGAATAAATGCGTATAATAAATCCAATTAAAAAGTGTTCATTATGTATCTATACAACTACATAATGAAATACCAGGAAACATCATTTGAAGAATATCTGAATGCGTTAGAAAAATATAATATGCGTCCAGAACTTGATATGTTATTCAAGAATATAACAACAAAAAACATAGGAAATACAATTATATACGGACCATCGGGTTCTGGTAAATATAGTCAAGCACTGAATATGTTAAAGACCCATAGTCCGAGTGAAATGAAATACCAAACAAAAATAACAATAAACACAGAAAAAACCGACTATTCCTATTTTATAAGCGACATCCACTATGAAATAGATATGAATATGCTAGGATGTAATTCCAAAACATTATGGCACGAACTATTTCTCCAGATAATCGATATTATATATACGAAACCTGAAAAGCATGGATACATAGTATGTAAGAATTTCCATACTATTCATACAGAATTACTCGATATATTCTATAGTTATATGCAAGAATACACGACAAAGCATTCTCACATTGGATTAAACTTCATAATAATAACAGAAGAACTTGGTTTTATACCGAATAATATCATTAACTCGTGTAGGGTAATAAATATAGCAAAACCAACAAAAACACAATTGATGAACATAGTAAGCGAAGAACACCGCGAACATATACTGAAGTTAGATGTAACAAAACAAAATAATATAAAATCAACAATTGACGTGGCTAATTATAAAAAAGAATTACCAAAAGACAATATGATATTCATATGTAATGATATTATAAATACATTGAATAACCATAAGAACATTAAATATATGGATTTAAGAGAACAAATATACGAGTTATTAACATATAATATAGATATAATAACAAGTATTCAATATATAATATTCAATTTACTTACAGACAATGAAATTAAACAATCAAATATAAATGATATATTGGACCACTTATTCACATCTGTAAAATATTATAATAATAATTACAGACCGATATATCATATAGAGAGTATACTACTGTATATAACAGCGAAAATTCACAATTATGAATGATAAAGTTGCGAGATGTATATTAGAAATAGACGATCATGAGAAATTAACAGAAGAATTAATAAAAAAGAAGTATAGAAATAAAGCATTGAAATGTCATCCGGATAAAAACAAATCCAAAGATTCGAACAAACAATTTTTAGAGTTAAAGAATTCATACGATTATCTGAATGATAAAATAGGAGTAGAAGCAAAGATTAATAGTTACTCGGAGTTATTATATGATTTTTTAAAGGAACGCATTAAAATGAAAAATGCCTCAACAAATACAAGTGCCGATTTACTGAATATTATTATCGAAAAATTATCTAACAAATGTGAATTAAAAATGATGAATATTTTAGAAAATATAGACAAAGGAGTATTATTGGAAATATATAAATTAATTATAGGAAATAATGCTATATTCGGACATATAGATAAAAGAATAATCGAAAGATTAAAAAGTATAATAGAAGACAGAAGTAAAAATGACGAAATGATAATTTTGAATCCAACATTAGAGGATTTGCTAGAGTTCAATGTTTATAAATACAAAATACATGAACAACAATTAATAATTCCATTATGGCATAGTGAATTAATATATGATATATCAAATACGGATATACATATAAACTGTAATCCTGTATTAAATGACAACCATTATATAGACGAACATAATAATATACATGTAACTTTGAAACTTAAATTATTAGATATATGGAACACAAAAGTTCATGAATTTTATATAGGTAAAAAAAGTCTTAAATTACATATAAATAAATTAAAATTACGAAATTATCAAACAATAACATTTAAATCGTATGGTATACCACGCATTAATAGAAAACAAATATACGACGTATCTGTGTTAGGAGATATAGTAATACACATTAATATAGAACAGTAATATTACCGATCATTTGGGAATGGTTTACTGTGTTTTCTGTAGAAAAGCAATTTGTGAATATTAACACCCGAAACAAGTTTACAATGACACGCGCAGCAGGGGATATACCCCTTACTATCAATTTCCTTAATATACTTCCTTTTCGATATTACCTCACGTGCGCGACCACCTACACAGTTCTTTATAAAGTAAGTAATACAGCATATTGGATAACCGTAGTGTAAACCCTGATATATAAAATGGGAATTAGATTCTATTTCATATGCAGTTAGACTTCCTATGAAATCACTCTTGTATATTTTATTACTACGTAGAATCATCATTATATATTATTGTTTAGTTAGTAAATCTTCAGATACGAAATTAAAGTATTTCAATTTTTTATGATAAAAAAATATATTATATCATAAAAATATCATTATTATTATTATTATTATTATTATTATTATTATTATTATTAAGCGACCTTCTTCTTGATTACCTTCTTCTTCTTCGTAACAACTGCTGGTTTATCATCAACTACTTGCTTATCATCAACGACAGGCACAGACACTTTTTTTTTAACCACTTTCTTTTTAATCGGTGCAGGAGTTGTCACCTCTTCGTCATCAGGAGTTGTCACCTCTTCGTCATCAGGAGTTGTCACCTCTTCGTCACTATCATCAACCACTGTATCAACTACAGTTTCGACGACATCATCATCATCATTTACTACAGGAGTAGTATTCATCCTATCTTTATCATCAGATGAAAGTTGGATGTGACATTTACCATATACGCTGTTATTCACCCGAGGTTTGACAACACCCTGAATCATCTTCCAAGTAAGACCCCAACCCTTGCCACCGATCCAAACACCACCACACTGAAGAACACAAGCAATATTACTCATCTTTGGAACGAAATCAGGAGGAGTCGCATCGGGGTCATCACAAGGGAAAATGGTATTAGAATCTGTATCATAAATTTCCACATTCCACTTATCGCCATACTTAGGAACCTTGGCACGGATAGATGGAGGACTATCATAATCTAATTTCTTAGTATCTTTATTCTTCCTGTATTTCATAAAAGGAAAGAATGTATGTTTACAAATCTCCCTAGACATTTTTTCACCCCACCATTGTTCGGAGTTCTCCACTGCTGCGTCTAGAATCTTACTCTCAAAATCCTTCATTTTCTGCATGAACTCATTGGTTGCGTCGTTAGAATACTCTTCATTTGGGAAATTGAGAGTAATACTGAACTTTCCATCCGACTCACCGTGCTCATTAACATAATCAGCAATACCCCACGTCATCATGAGTGGAGTTGAAATATGAAGAGAACGATTGGATTGACGACTAATAACATTAATTGCCTTACCACCCATATCATTTACCCTAGGGGGTAGAAACTTAACTGCCGATGTATCCCATTCGGAAGGACTGAGAACGACAGGGGTAGATGGTTTGCTTGATTTGAAAGAAGACATAATAGATTGCTGGTATGATACTATAATAGAAATAATATCTTTAAATCAATTTTATAAAACAAGGTTATAATAAAACACAAAAAAATCAAGAATATACTAGGTTAATGATGTAAAACACAAACATAAAACATAAAACATAAAACATAAAACACAAAACACAAATTACAACATATCATCTAAATCACCTTTTCCTCGTGCTGCCATACGAAGAGATGCTCTATTTTTTGATGCATTTGGTACGACACATGGTCCCTTTCCTTGTGCT